GCGAACTACCAGCGCCGCGAGTACGGCGCCTCCCAACAGCAGAAGAAGAACCTTCACTTTTGCTCCTCCAGTTGCTTTCCCAATGGCCGCTGTCGCCAACGGCCATCAGTGAAAACTTCGGTCTTGCTCGCCGCCCGCAGCTACTGGCCTCTTGGGCGGCGCAACGCATGTCAAAGAACTATCTGTCTGCCAGATCCGGTCGATCCCTCTTCGGGGCCGGGAAGGCATTTCGCTGCCCCCTTGCTATCTGGCGTCTTCACCAGAGCTGTGCGTGGCCTTTCGGCCTGCCGGTGTGTGCCGGCGTTGAGGTGAACAATACGCAGGCTTATTCCCTCCGTCAATACCCGGACTGATTATTTTTTGTGAATTGCTCATGCGCTATTTGCTCTAGAGCTATTGCGGCAACGGATATCGGGACTTATGATGTCGTCACCTATAGAAAGCGAGGTTCGCATGACGATCCAAGAAATGATTACCGACCTCATCAAGGCGGGCCACACACACCAATCCATTGCGGACGGCATTCAAACAAGCCAGCCGAACGTAACCCGCATGCTGGGCGGCGGGACGGTCATGTACGAGCTTGGCAAGCGCATCGAGCAGTTCCATGCCAGGGAAATGCGGAAGGCTGCCCGCCAGGGCGAGCGCCGGTCCAGCGGGCACGGGCGCCGCAGCGCCGATCCGTCCGCCAGCGACGTGAAGGCGCTCAAGGAGATCGGGGAAACGGCGAAATCAATCGCCGAGCGATTAACTGCCTAACGAAAAGGCATGCACAAAAAAGCCCGGAGGCAACCGGGCTGATTCGATGACGCAAGAAGTGAGGACATTATGCGCACCGAACACATCACGAGCAATACCCTGGCCGCGCCACGATTTGCACTTGGCGAAAACGTGGCGCGCAACGTGACGATGAGCAGCCGCGAGATTGCGGAGCTGGTCGGCTCGCGCCACGCCGACGTCATCCGAACGATTGATCGCCTACTGGATCGAGGAACGATTTCGGGGTGTACGCCGGCGGCGTATACCCATGAGCAGAACGGCCAGACGTACCACGAGTACCGGGTCGGCAAGCGCGACAGCTATGTGATCGTCGCCCAGCTCTCGCCTGAGTTCACCGCGCGACTGGTGGATCGCTGGCAGGAGCTGGAAGCCCAGCAGCAGACTCGCATCCCACAATCCCTCTCCGAAGCCCTGCGCCTTGCCGCCGACCAGGCCGAGCAGATCGAAGCCCAGCAGCAGGCCCTGGCCATCGCCGCGCCGAAAGCCGAGTTCGTTGACCGCTACGTCGTGGCCGACGGCTCCATGAGCTTCCGCCAGGTCGCCAAGCTGCTATCCGCCAACGAGCGCAAGTTCCGCCAGATGCTGTTGGACCAGGGCGTCATGTACTACCTGGGCGGCGTCCTGACCCCGAAGGCCGCCCATATCGACGCCGGCCGCTTCGAGGTGAAGACCGGAACCAGTGAGCGCAACCAGCACGCCTTCACCCAGGCCCGCTTCACGCCCAAGGGTCTCCAGTGGGTGGCTGGGCTGTGGGCGGCGCAGCAGATGGAGCAGCAGGTATGAGCACCATCATCATGACTCAGTGCTGGCCGCTCCAAGGCATGAGCATTGCACAGAAGGCTGTGCTGATCTCGCTGGCTGACCAGGCAAACGACGACGGCGTGTGCTGGCCGGCAGTGGCCACCATCTCGAAGCGCACCTGCGTGTCCGAGCGCTCCGTGCAATCGGCTCTGCGCTGGCTGGAAGAGAACGGATACATCCGCTCCCACAAGCGTGCCGGCCGCTCGACCTGGTACACCGTGACCCCCGCAGATGCCGCACCCCGCAGCATCCGCACCCCCGCAGACGCCGCACCACCACCCCCGCAAATGCCGCACCCCACCCCCGCAGATGCCGCACCCAGAACCGTAAGGGAACCGTCAGTTGAACCGTCAGAACAAGTCGCCGCTGCCGCAGCGACCACGGAGACGGCCGAAAAAATCCCCTACGAGCAAATTCGCGAGCTGTACAACCAGATCCTCGGTGGTCGCCTGCCGCGCTGCCTTGGCCTGAACGACAAGCACCGCAAGCACATCCGGGCGGCGTACAACCTCAAGCTCGAAGGCAAGCATGTGGTCCGCGATGGCGGAATGGAGTTCTGGGAGGGCCTGTTCCACGACGTGCTCGACTGCCCGTTCCTGCTCGGCCAGAACAGCCGCGCCTGGCAGGCCGACTTCGCCTTCCTGACCACCGCCACCAAGATTCAGGCGTTCTTCGAGGGAAAGTACGATGCACGTTGAACGACCCCTGATTTCCCTGGAAGCCGAGCACGGCACCCTGGGCGCCCTGATGCATGAGCCTGAGCTATGCGAAACCATTGGCGCGTTCCTGGCTCCGACCGACTTCGCTGAAGCTGACAACGGCGCCCTGTACACCATGATCCTGGGCGCGCACTCGAAGAAGATGCGCCCGGACAGCATCACCCTGAGCGAGATCCGGCCGGAGCTGCCCAGCGGCGAGCTGACCATCGTCTACGCCAGCGAGATCATGCGCAACGTGCCGAGCACCGCCAACGGCCAGCACTACGCCCGCATCGTCCTGGAGCGCGCCAGAGCGCGCAGCCTGTACGAAGCCGGCCAGCGCCTGATGGAACTGGCTCAGCAGCGCGGCAACATATCCGAGCAGATCGCCCGGGCGCAGCAGCTGGCCATGGACCTGGCCACGCACGACGAAACGCCGGACGTGGTGACGCTGCGCGAGGCGCTGGTGCCTGTGTTTGACGAGATGGAGCTGCGCTGGAGCGGTGAGAAAGCAGCCGGCTTGTCGTTCAACCTGCCCGACCTGGACGGAATCGTGCGCGGATTGCGGCCTGGGAACCTGGCCATCATCGCCGGCCGCCCGGGCACCGGCAAAACGGTCCTCGGCGTCGGGCTGGCCGACCATGTGGCAATCCGCGACGGCGGCTCGGCGCTGATCTTCTCCCTGGAGATGAGTCAGTCCGAGCTGGCCAAGCGCTCGCTCGCATCGCTGTCCGGCGTAACTCAGCGCGCTATCGATTCTGGCGATGCGCTGAACAGTCAGGACGCAATCACCCGTATGAACGCCGCCGTGGCCAAGATCGCTGACGCTGACGTGCGCATCTGCGACAAGCCGGCGCTGACCTTCTCGCGCATCTGCTCCATTGCTCGGTTCCAGCACCGCGCCAAGCCGCTGAGCGTGATCGTCATCGACTACCTGGGCCTGATCGCATCGGAGCAGAACAGTCGCCACCAGAACCGCAACCAGGAGCTGGGCGCGATCAGTCGCGGCCTCAAGGCGCTGGCCAAGGAGCTGGGCATCCCGATCGTCGCGCTGGCCCAGCTGAACCGGAGCATTGAGTCGCGCGGCGACGCCAAGCCGAAGATGAGCGACCTGCGCGACTCCGGCGAGATCGAACAGGACGCCGACGTGATCATCATGGCGCACCGCGACATGAACAGCGAACGCGGCCAGAACGGCATCACCGAGATCGACGTGGTGAAGTGCCGCCACGCGAAGCCCGACTTCTGCCAGCTCCAGTTCCAAGGCGAGTTCGCCCGGTTCGTGAGCTGCGCTCAGGTGCGCGAGCAGGAGCAGGAGAAGAGCAACGCCCGGCCGATGCGCAAGTCGGCTCGGGCCATGGTGGGAGAGAGCCTGTGAGCCAGACGATCTTCCGCTATCGCGGCTACGAAAGGAGTCTCGTCATGGCTGAGTACGCCATCCCAGCCCTGTGCTGGATCGCCGCTATCGGCATCACCGGTTACATCGAGTTCGCGGCGCGCGCGTTTCGTGAGGAGGGGTTTGATCGTGGCTGATATCGAGAAGCTGAAGGTGCTGGCCGAGGCTGCGCGCACGGATAACGCCATGTACGGCGATCCGAATGACTGGCAGCCATCGTTCGGGCTGTCCCCGGCGGAGCAGGCATTCGCCGAGGCAGTCAGTCCGGCCGCCGTGCTGGAGCTGATTGCGGAGGTTGAGCGGCTGCGCGAGAAGGCCGAGAAGTTCGGACACGTCGAGCGCGCCATGGAGGCTTTGCGCTGCGATGAGCGCGAAGGCGGAATCGTAACTGCTGCCTCGCTGGTTCTGATCTCGACCGCGCACAACCTGAACGCGGCTCGCGGCGTGATCGACCAGGAATGCGTGACTTTCGACGACAAGAGCATCGGCGACTGGCGCGTGACCATCGAGCGCATCAAGGAGGTCGCCCATGACTGACCTGAACGAAATGGCCGAAGCCTTGGAGCTGGCCCGCGTTGCTGCCGACCCGGTGGATCGCGCCGGCGGCATGGTTGAGGTTGAGCGCCTGAGCGGAGTCGCTGCGGTTCTCGCCCAGATGTCCGGCAAAGGGCAGGGCGACTGCGAGGACTGCGGCTGCCAGATTCCGGCCGCTCGCCGCGCTGCTGCGCCCTGGGCGATCCGCTGCGCGCCGTGCCAGGAGATCGAGGATCAGAAGGGGAGGCATTGCCGTGGCTAACCCGACCTTCCCGCTCCGCACCGAAATGGACCGCCAGCGCGCGATCGCCATTCTGCAGAAGGTCGAGCTTGGCGCCGGCTGGGCCTGGACCATGCGCGTAGAGGTCCGCAGCGACCCGCAGAACCGCCGCATGTGGGCCATGTTGCGCGACATCAGCCGCCAGGTTGAGTGGTACGGCCAGAAGCTCAAGGAAGAGGACTGGAAGCACATCTTCAGCGCCTCGGTGGAGAAGCAGCGCGCCGTACCTGGCCTGGATGGCGGCTTCGTGGTGCTGGGCATCTCGACCCGCAAGCAGAGCAAGAAGTGGTTCTCGGACATGTTCGAGGTGATGGAGGCGTTTGCGGCAGAGCAGGGCGTGAAATTCACGACTGCGGATC